ATCGTTCATCGAATGTTTAACATGTGCTATCTTGCCGCACTCAAAGCCGGGCGTCTTACCCACACGCCTTCTGCAGTTGGAATCAACCCTGAGTCCCGCGAATGGACCCAGTTGGCTCATTACCTTCTGGACTGTTCTGCGGATCTCATTGCGGTTGATTATACGAATTATGACGGATCTGTTGGTCAGCAACCCATTCAGTTGAGTTGCGAACGCGCTAACACTTTCTATAGTTCGAATGGATCCGAGGACCTCACCGATGAGAATGTACGCTGGGTTCTTGCTCACGACGCTGGACATGCGATGCACATCTATCGCAATTTGGTTTACATGACAACCCATGGAAACCAATCAGGACAACCAAACACCGTTGACCTGAACTCTGACGTCGGAGAAATTAACCTGGTGTATGCCTATCTCTGCCTTGCCCCTGAACGACTACGGACTACCCGCCACTATGAGGAATTCATACGCCCCGTGATCTACGGCGATGATAATGTAATCGCTGTGGCTCCCGAGGCGCAGGAGTTCTTCAATGGACCTGCTCTTCAATCCCTGTTCGCTAAGATGAGGATCACTCTCACCCCTGCGTCCAAAACCGGAGAAATCCGATTTCAGACAATTGATGAAGTGACCTTCTTGAAGCGAGGATTTCGTCGTGTAGGCTCCAGTTTCTTACCAACCATGGATCTTGACACCATCTATGATCTAACAAACTGGATCCGAAGCACGGACGAAATCGAGCGACAGTTGGCTGAGAACTGTCGGAACTCCCAACGTTTCGCTTGGTTCCATGGTCGAGTCTTCTTCGAAGATCTCACCAAACGAATCCGCGAAGCGTTACGTTCCAAGGAACTCAACCTTACGCTCTACACCTACCATGACCTCACCCGTGAATTCATGCCGGAACTTGGATTATACATGGAACGCTCTATGGCCAAAACCGTACGACGACCCCTGGAATCCACTGCTGAGCCTGCGACTTCTTTCTCCACCCTAGGTGACAGACACGCTTCCCCGCAAGGGAAGTTAACGCTGTTACCAACTGGTGTGAAGCATACGCAGGCGAGTTTTGTGCAGAACGCGAGTGAAGATTGCCTTCCCGAGCCCCTCCAAGTTCAACCACTTGTGAGCGTGGAAGAATCTATGCCTAGCCTGGCCACTCCCGCTTGTAGATCCCTGTCTGGATTTCTGCACGTTTTCTCACGAAAACATGACTGTCAATGCACTATGGAGTCTTCAATCCCTGAAACCCCCGCTATCACTGACTACGTTCGCAGCGTCGTGACTCCACGTCGAATCGCTGCACGCCGGTCTCGCAACCTTGTGCGTGAGTGGCATCTCCATATGATGCGCATCTTCTTGATGTGTGTCGTTGGAGCTGCCGCCCAAAACAAAAATGCGAGTGCGCTTTTTGGTTGGCGCAGCTTTCGGGCAATTCCGTCTCCACCTGACACGGAACTTGCCTATGAAGCAATCAACTATCCCTATCCATCTGACCGTCCCGCCCGGAAACAAGTTAAGAGTACTTCCGCGACTGGAGGACCAGAAGCTCCTGCTCCTGCTTCTGAGACTCGTGCTGTGGAACAAGCCGGTGGAGATTCAACTGGAATGCCTGAAGAATATGCTGCTTCAGTGAGTTCACCACTCACCGGAGCAACTGTTTCTATTGCAGTTGATCCTAAACCTGCTGTTCCTGGACTTGGCGCTGCTATCGTCATGCCCGTTGCCGGAACTCCCAACCCTGAATGGACGTATGCCAAAGCTGTAGATCGCCCTACTGCTGTTGCTAACGTTGAATGGACCCCAAGTCAGACCGCTGGAACCACCATTTATGAAGCCCATGTCCCGACTGATTGGCTTCTCAATGACCTCTTCTCATCTCCGTTCTTCGACAATTCACTTTGGCGAGGAGACTTGGAGATTGATGTGGAGGTCGTTGGGAATGCCTTTTACTCTGGACGACTTCGTGCTTGGTGGATCCCTGCGTATCGTGATGTGAATGCTCAGATCAACAACAAAGTTTCCCTGTCTCAACTAACGGGAAAATTTGTTGATGCTTCTCAACTGTATCGCACCACGATTAAGATACCATGGTCGCACATAAATAACTACCTCTACACTCAACCGGTGAACTTTGGAGATCACACTGCTCAGTTCTACGTTACTAATCTTGGTAATTTTGGACTCACGGTGTGGAACCCATTGTTCCTCCCAACTAGTGCTGGTAGTGCTGTCACTGTCAATATTTATGTGCGAATTCGCAATCCGAAATTCTGTGCTCCCTATCCTGGAGGACCACCTGGTGCTGCTCAATATCTTCGATCGTTTCGACGCCCACTTGGACGTGCAGGACACGTTCCTGGTCAGATTTATGCTGGTGGAGCTGCTTGGGCGGAAAAGAATGGAATTTCCCAGACCCACTGGGAATTACGCCGAGCACGAAAGCAGGGAAATTATAATTCTACGACTTATTCTATCACTGATTCTACCTTGGACCATTCTTCCGTCCCAACTTCGATTGCTGGCCCCCAGCAATCTGCCTCCGCCGATATTTCTGCCAAGATCCCTCTTGACCGTCCAAATATTGACGACACCATTGGTCGCTGTCGCTTCCAACTTGCGCCATGCCCCAATCTCAACCTGACTGATGGAATTCTCGCAATGAATCGACTCTCGGTTGCTCAAAGCGCGATGAATATGTGGACTGAGTCTATGTCTGGTTCAACCCTAGACGAGACGATGTTCCACAATTTCATCACTGAGTATTCCTGGACCGAATCCTTTACGATTTCCATCACTTCCACTCCGCAATCTGTAACTCCACTCACCTGGGGTTATCTCTGCCCACTGGAACAACTGTATTCCGCCCCTCCTGGACCTACGAACGGATACACCATCGACATGTGCCGGAACGACTACGTTGCGATGATGCACCGATTTTGGCGTGGAGGTTTCGACTTCCGTTTCGCCATAACATGTTCGCAGTATCACAACTGCCAACTGTTTTTCGGTGCGTTCTACAATACGCTGACGCTCCCAAGCTCATGGGCCGATGTCACTGCTGGCTTTGGACACACCTTTGCCATCAATGGAGAGGGTGGAGATCGCGAATGGGAATTTCGCGTTCCATGGTGTGAGACCAACACGGAATGGAAGTTGGTTCCGAATGCCCATGCTGACACTGATTCACTTCTTGCCAGCACTATGGGGGTTTGGGGTGTTTGGTTGGTTTCCAACCTGACCCTCAATGCTGAGGTTGCAACATCAATTGTCGTTGATGTTGAGCAGCGGGCCACACCCGATACTCAGTACTATGACTTTGATGCGACTTCACTCCCCTACACTTTCGGACCCACGACCGTTTCCCGAGTTGCTATCAAGCAAGGGAAGCAGGATATGATCATCATCGGCCCCAGTGATTTTTCAGCCCCGAAGAAACACAATGAGACTGCTGAGGAACTCTCCACTTCCTTTGTACGAATGGGAAGGCGCTTTCAACACCTTGTTAGTGCTCCCATACTTAACACCACCTCTCTCCCCACTCCTGGACCTGGATCTTGGCTTGGGATGCTCATCCTTCCCTGGTCAAGCACCTATGCCACTATCCAGATGACTGCTATGACTGGCACGAATGTTGGGGGAATCGCAGTTGCCAACAACTGGCCGGCAGGAGGTAATGGTATCACCTACACAATGTATCACCGTCTTTGTACGATGTATCGTTATGTACGTGGTAGCCATCGCTTCCTAGTCACGCTTGAAGAACCCATCACATACGGATACTCTTCAGGAATGGAGAACGGGAAATGTATAGTGCAATACGCTGAAGTTGAGTGGTTTCCCGCGACGGAGTCTCATACTCTTTCCACTCTTCCAGGTGGTAATCAGATGGTTCAACTCTTTCAAGCCATGACCGCAAACTTTGGCGCAGGAACTGCTGACCTCCCTTCTAGTTATACCCTTCAAAACAACAACATTGCGCACCCATTCAATACGCGTGTTGTAATTGATGGGAATACTCGAACTCAGATGTTAGAGGTTCCACAACACACAACAACCCCTCTTCGTTTCTGCACCTCTTCCTCTGGTTCTGTGATCAATGGTAGTGTTCTTCCGGTTACGCAGGCGGGATGGCTGATAATTAAATATCGGTATTCTATCGAAGGCGGCACGAGTCCCTCTATCTTCCCCCGTTTTCGCATATCACATGCGATGGGTGATGACATGAACTTTACCGGTTTCGTTAGTTTCCCCCCCGTGTACTTGAATTATATGACCAACACCACTATTCCAGCAAAATATGGGCTTTGGCCGTATTACTCTACGCCACTCACAACCCCTGGAGAGCGTCCGCGTGTGGTTCGACCCACCAAGCGAAATCCCCTCCCACCCCCCCCAGCCGACGACGACGACGACTCGGATGTTTCCGTCATTCCATCTGATGGAGAGACATTTCGAGCTGACCGACTTGCCCGCCCGCAGGGTCTTCACAAGGGCATTGAGACTACTCCTGGAACACTGGCTGACTTCCTCTTTGAGGTAAGCGCAGGCAGACAGGACCTCTCTCATCCCCCTGTTGGAGTCACTGCACCCCACCTTTCATACCGCCTATTCCCTAACCCTCAGGTCCCGGGACAGTTTACTGTTTCGGCTTCACTGGGAGTCCCGAATAAGGTGGTGGTGATTGGTGGTCACTCCGAATCACTGCTTCTCTCACTGGCAGATCAAATCACAATCCAAAAGCAACTCGTGGCTGAGCTGCTCGATTGGGCTGTGACTGAGGCGAACGTGACCCTTGACCCGGTCGCTGCAATTAACAGCGTCCTTATGTCTATGGACCGTCCCGTTCAACTCAAGTTTGTCAGTGTTTTTAATCAGTTGATTCAGGTCATCCCGACTGTCACCGTGTCAACGACTGAAGTCAAGATGTCCGGTCCCCCCCATGATCCTCAATTCGAGGCCTCAATTATTCTCTTTTGGCAAAGAGAAGAATTATTCCGATCCATCGGAAAGGCAACCTCGAAGAAAGGAGCCGTGGAGGAGGCTCACAAGAACTTGTTTGATGCGATAACGCATACTACTCAACATCGTGAGTATGCGCGTCAAGTTGATCTTGTCCTTGGGGAGCCTGATGCAGGGAAAGCTTAGGACCAAGCTGTTCCCACAAGTTATGTAGTCATGCTATGTAGTCTGTCATCACTCCACCCCGTCTCTAGGTTAGAACTTGGGCCACTTAGCTTTGCTAAGGCGTGTAACCATGCTTGGAACAGACGGGAGTGAAGATGCTTTGCATATGTAAAGTTCTCATTGGAATTAATCATCGTAGCCACGCTGACGTTCTCGCCCCAGTCCCAAC